GATCTGGTTCCGGCATCGGCTGCTGCTGTGCCTGCGGTTGCGCGGGCGCGCGGAGACTGCCGAACATCCGCCCGAGCTCCGCGCGGAGCACCTGGCCGTGTTCGGGATGCGCGAGGAGTTCTCGCGTGTACTCGCCCCAGAAGCCCGTCGCGTTCTGCGTGATCCGAGCGGCAAATTCCCCGGCTTGTCGGATGGCCGGTTGCTCTCGGAACTCCGCGACGGCTTTGGTGCGGGCGTTCTCCAGCGCTTTCTGATGCACCTCGAACGGAATCGGTCCTTGAGGTTTCGCCTTGGCGTGAACGTCGGCTGACACCGCATTCGGATCCGTCTCTGCACCCGGCTCTGTGGTGGCCGCTCCCTCGGGAGATGCAGGGGAATCCTGGGCGGCGGCGACCTGCTCGAACGCATCGAGCATCGAAGCAGGGCGCTGGCTCGTGGACGCAGGCTGAGACGGCGGCGCTGTCGTGGCCGCGGCCGACGATGGCGTCTCAGTCGACGTGACGGGCGTGCTGACTTCTGCGGTGCCTTCCATATGTCCTCTCGCTCGCCGGCTTGTGGCGCCGGCCGTTCCGTGTGCGTCGTGTGGTGACGCGGCCCAAAGCGAGGTCACAACGAAAAAGGCCCGGCTCACCGCTCATTCGAGCGATCAGCACGGGCCTTCGTCGTGCGACCTTCTGTGAATCAGGACAGCTAAGGTGGGCTGGTGTCCGCGCGAGAGCTACTCGCGCGCAATCCTGATCCGCAAACTTGTCTTACGTCATCGTCTTCACGGGCGCTCTACGCGCGGCGGCGGCGTCGACCGCGGCGGCAATCCGCACGTCATACAAAAGACCTCCCCGCTCGGCCGCAGATCGAGATCCGGCGTCCGACAGGTACAGGTCTTGATCACTTCTTCTTCGCGGGTTTCTTCTCGTCGTCGTCGTCCTCGTCGGCTTTCGCGGGCGCGGCTTTCGTCGCGGGCTTCGCGGCATCGAGCTGCGCCGCGAGCTCGCCCACCGCGCCGACCAATGCCCCAGTCAACCGCGTCCGTTCGGCATTCCCAATCGGCCCAGACAACGCGTCTCCCGCTTCTTTCGCGACGGCCCTGGCTTCGTCTGTCGTCATCGATTACTCCTGTTCAGTTCACGGCGGCCGGCGGCGGCCGATACTCCCGATTTGTCCCCACCCACTCCCGACAGCCGCACGTCACGGTAAAGACTCGGTCACTGGCCCCGTTGTTCCCGACGATGTCCGCGCCACAGAGCCCGCAGTGAATCCCAATCTTCTGGGACTGCGCGAACGCTGAAAATTGAACGAACCATTCACATAAATTCTTCGACAGTTCAACGCGCGCGGCTTTCTTCTTCGCGTCAAGGTCGACCACGCCGTCGGGCGTCCATAGCTTTCCGCTCATGCGCGCTCGCCTTCCGGTTCGCCCGTGTTCGGGTTGACCCACCGAATGTGGAGCGGCTCGTCGGGTTCTTCCGCGTCGATCATCTGCCGATGCGTCACCAGATACCGCGCGTTCTCCAACGTCTGTGGATCCATCGTCGCCCAACTGATCCCGTGTTTCGATTTGTCGGTGCCCGGCATCGGCGCGTGGCCGTCGCGGATTTCGTAGCCCGCTTCCTTGAGCCAGCGCTTGTGTTCCTGCTTCGATCGGAAGCGCCGCGGTTCCCGCAAGCCGTTCACTTGCACGTGGTCCATCTCGTCGCCGACAATCGCCGCCGCTTTCGAGAGCCAGGCTCTGCGCGTGGGGGCGCCGCAATCGGGGCACGCGACCAAGGGCATGGAGACGCGCTCCCAGCAATCGCGGGCCACCCACGCACAGTCCGAACACGCGCGATCATAGAGCGGCATTACTGCACCGTCGGCGCCTGAGGGCGCGCTCCAGCCGTCTTCGGCCCGGTGAGTTCCCCGGTTTCCTCGGACGCATGTTTCGAGAGTTTTTCCGATTGGTCCGCCAGCCCGCCGTGCGGTTGCTGTTTCGCCGCGAGCTTCTGTGCTTCCACCTGATGTGCCTGCACCGCTTCGGGACTCGGCACCGGCGGCAGTTGAATCCCCGACGTCCCGAGAATCAGCCGCACTTCGGGAATCGCGAGATCGCTGCCGTTGAACGTGAAGCCGATACTCGGTTTGTCCGGCGGCGGCGGTTCCGGCGTCTGCATCATGCGCGACGGATCGAACCCGAACGCGAGATCGACGATCCGGTGCATCTCGGCCTGATTGGTATACGGACTCTTCGCCAGGAAGTTGACGTAATCCAGGGTGCGCTTGATCCGCTGTTCCGGGTCTTGCGCGAGTTGTGATTCCGGCGTGGCGTCGTAGGCGTAGCGACCGGCAATCAGATCTTGATCCCACATCGCCAAACGTCGTTCGCCGTTCTGGCCCACGATTTCCACATAGGCGCGTTGGTCGGCGTAGCGTTGGATCAAGCTGTCGAACTTGCGAATCAAGCCGCAGACCGACTTCATCAACCGGACCTGTTCGCCCTTGAGCCGCTTCGAGACGTTCGCTTCGACAATCGCGTTCTCGGTCGCGCTGTGGACTTTGCTGGTGACGGAGCCCGCTTGATTCGCGCCGATGCCGAGCGTCTCCTGAATCGCGCGTTGAATCCCCGCGCGGCCCGCGGCGTCCGACTGCGCGTGCTCGAGGTGCGGAATCGGCACGATCAGTTTGTCGATGCCGCGCATCATCAACTCGTCGGGAATCCCGACGCCCATCCCGACATCGGCGTCCGCGAGTTTGTCGATGCTTTCCTTGATCGCGTCGCTATGCCCGAAGCGCGGGATATTCGCATCCCGTGCTTTGATGTCCTGCTGCATCCACGTGTTCTCGACCCGCACCAACGGGTCCGTGAACGCCGCGTCGGCCGGCACATACGCATGGTCCGGCAGAATCCGCAACACGATCGGATGGATCGGGTTGCCGATCATCGAATCGGCCGTCAGCCGTCCATCCTGGCCGAGCGTCTGATACGGCGAGCGCCGATACTCGACCGGTTTGTCGTTGATGCCTTCCGCGAGCACGAGCAGATAGAAGAGCTCCGAATGCGCCACGGTCGGATCGAACCGCGCGGCATGGAGCCAGATGCGGACGCCGCGAAACAGATCCTTCGCGCCCGAGGCGGTCGATTCCGCGTCAGTTGTGAGCACGAGCTCGTCGCGTGAGGTATTCGCGCGGAAGGTGTCGTCGAGTTTGTAGAGCCGTTTCGCGTCTTCCCAGCCCATAACGAACTCTTCGCCCAACCACGGGGCGGCATCGTATTGCGTCGAGCGCCAATCGTGCGGGATCAAGAGTTTCTCGGCGGAGAACGCGTCCATGCGGAAACGTTCGTAGACCGGGACTTCGATCGTCTGCTCCACGGGCGGGCCGGGGACCGGACTCATGCCGATCACGTCGCCGACATTCGGCGCGGGCGGCCCCGGCACCATCATTTGGGTCGGTTGCAGATCGCACTGATAGTGGACTTTCACCGGCCCGATTCCCGCAGTCGCCAGGATGTTGAACAGCGCTTCGATCACCGCATGGTCCGCATCGGCATGGTCGGGGCCGAGGAAGTGATTGAGCACCGCGCGTTTCACGGCGACGACATGGGCAGCCGTGGCCGCGGGGTCGAGCGGTTTCCCTTGTGCATCGACGAACGGCTGCTGCGTCTCGGGATCGCGCAGATCGTAGAGCGGCTCGAGCGGGGTCAGTTGCCATTCTGGCATCTGCGCCCACAGTTCCGCGATTTTCAGATGCGCATTCCTGAAATGGATGTTCGACGAGACATCGGATTCCGCACTGCCTTCGGTCGGGGGCAAATAGCGAGCGAGGAGGCGTTTCCACTGGACGCTGCGCTGTTGACGGACGGCGCGAGCGAGCGTGATCCGGCTCCACCATTGGGCCACTTGCTCAGCAGAGAGCTGGAGCGGGACGGGATCCGGCGCGGGGGCGGGACTCATGCGAGGTTCCCGCGAAGAAATTCCATCAGCGAGCGATAGGCATTCTCACGTTTCTGGGCACGGAGCACGGCGGGATCGGTCTTGTGACAGATCGCGGATGCCCAGGCGCCGCGCGTGGTCGGCGACTTCGCGATCCACGACGCGACGAGCGTGCCGCGAGGAAACTCCATCTCCGGGTCTTCCTGCGGAAACCAGATCGGCTCCTGCCAATCGACCCAGCGCACCGTGAAGACGTGCAACGGCGAGGTCATGCGGCCTTTCCGAATCCGCGGCGCACTTTGGCGCGCAGCTTGGCCATGATCGCCGCCGGCGAGCCGGGCGGAATCGTGACGTGCGTGCGCACCAGATGCGGCGCCGGCCGACTCATCGCCCCGTAGCGCCAGGCATCGAGCGCGTGATCGTCCATCGTCGTATCGACATCATCGAGGTCTTTCTTGTCGCTCTTCGCCGCGGGAATCGAGCGCACCAGATACCGGCACGATGGATCGACCGTCAACCACGGCTGTCCCTGCGCATCGTCGCGCAGAATCTGATGGCATCTCGACCACCCGTTAAACCGATCATTGTCTGCGGGCACATACCCGCACCCGAGCGCTTCACTGATCGACGCCCCGTGGATGTTGGTCTGCCCGGTTTTCGCCTGCATCGCCGGATCGCCGTAGAGCGGGACTGGCC